TGCCGTCGGCGTCCTGGAACCAGTCGGTCAGGACGTCATCGCCGAACTCGTAGGTGAACAGGTCCGGATCGTCGAGCGTCTCGCTGGCCGGGTCCCAGCTCCAGCGCCGTCCGGTGGTCGCGACGGTGCTCGGTGCCACGTCGCCGCCGAAGAAGCCGGCCATGATGAGCGGAATGTCGTTGTAGGCGAGGCGGGGGAACTCGAGCCCTGCCGTCAGGTCGGGCGCCTCGCGGTGCGGCGGCGCAGTGATGTCGCGCGATCCGGCGTCGATCTCGGGGTCGGTCCAGTTCAGTTCATGCTCGGGCACGCCGCTGAACGGGTAGGCCCGGGTCGCCGCGACCGGCGTACCGGGGACGAGCTGGCGTCCGAACTGGTGCTTCCGCAGCCGGACGAGGCCCTGAACAGGCATCGGTTCTCCTCTCTATTCCTTCTGCTCGCCGTACAGTCCCGGCGCGGACACTCAGATCGTCAGGCTCGGTGAGTACGCCTCCAGCGTGATACGGGTCGCGTAATAGCTGGCGAGGTCCCGCTCGAGACCTCCACCCCCGCCGATCCAGTCGGGCACGTATTGCGATATGTCCTGCACCCGGACCGCCGACAGCGTCGTGTTCCCGCCGATCGCAAAGGTGGTCGCGTCGACGAGGGCGGTGAACCCGTCGACGATCCTGTCCGCCTGGCCGACGGCGTCGCTCGAGTCGAACGACCCGCCGCCCGGGAGGCGGGGGCCGTGCAGGAGCACGACGTCCATCTGGGCCGTCCTGACCGCGGCACCCGTTGACGAGTCGCCATACGGCAGGCGCTCCTCGCGAGTGTCCTCAACGAACGCCGTGGGCGGGTGGATGCTCGCCGGCCGCCCGGGCCAGACCTGCAACTTCAGCGGCTGCGGGAGTGACGCGGCGTACGTCTCGAGCAGGCCCACGACGGCGGCGCGCATCTCGACCCTGAGCGTCATGCCGCCCGGTTCCAGACGTCGGCCAGCGTGCGCGCCATCGGCGTCCGCCGGAACGCGCCCCGGAGGGCGCGCCCGATGAACCGCGTGCCGCGCATGCCCGGATGCCGGACGCGCTTGGCGAAGATCGTGTTGCCGCCCCGCCCGTCGAAGACGAGGGAGGGACCGCGCGGCGTGATCGTGTGCGCTCGTGCCCCGGCGTCCACGAGCTTCGCGTACCAGACCGCATAGAGGGATGCACCCGATGCACTCGGCCGACCGCGGAACGATCGGGCCAGAGTGCCCGTCCTGACGGGCGAGGCGTCGCGCGCCTCGTCTGCGGCATCGTCGGCCCAGCGACGCCCGATCTCCCGGCTCACGCCTCCGCCGGCGCGCAGGCGCGCCCGCATGTCGTCCGCCCCTACGAGCCTGCTCACGCGATCCCGAACCTGCGACGGTGCCCGTAGAGGAGCCGACTGAATGTCGGGTCCGTGCCGAGCTCCGAGATCGTCGCGCCAGGTCGCTGCGCGATCAGTTCCATCATCCGAAGCGCGGCTTGTGCCAGCGCCTCGTCCGGGGTGTCCGCGCCGTCGACCCAGCCGCCGACCTTCAGCTTCACGTACTCGATTGCGGCCAGCCGAACACGGTCGAGCGTGGTCTGCCAGTCCTCGACGTTCTCGACATTGAGGACCTGCGCCAGTTCGTCCGTGCTCGGCCATTCCGCCATCGGTCAGCTCGCGATCGCGTAGACCGTGAACGCATGAGCGAAGCGCGGCGCCGGGAAGATGCCGCCCGCGAGGGCGATGTCGCGACCGGCGACATCCGGTCGGTCAGCCTGCAGCGTGCGCGCCGGGTCCTCGGCCCAGACGAACCCGCGCGACGGGCCGATGATGACGTCGACCGACTCGTCGTCGAGCGCCGGCACGTAGATCGGGCGCAGGCCCTGGATCGTGCCTGCGGGCCCGCTGCCGACCGTGAAGGCGGCTGCGAGGTTCGAGTACAGCGGGGCGTTCGTCCCGTCCGCCTTGGCGTCGATGAACGACGCGACGGCGGCCGAACTGAGCCACATCGTGTCGGGTGCCCGCTTGTAGGCGGTGATCGACGTGGTCCAAGCGGAGCCGATGCTGAGGTTCTCGGGGTCGAGTGTCCCGCCGTTGGCGGGCGCATGCGCCTGCGACGCCGAGTCGGTGTACCCGGCGAGCAGCGCGTCGACGGCCTTGTTCTCGCAGTCGAGGGCGTAGGCCATCGCGATATCGCCGGTCAGCAGGTCGAAGAACCCGGGCACCGAGCGCAGGATCATCTGGATCGAGATGTCGGCGCCGCCGAAGACGCTCTGGTAGTTGAACGTGCCGGTGCCGACCTTGGTGGCGGTCGTGGTGAGCGCACCCTTCTCGGCGCTGCCCGCCTGCGTGCCCGCGACGGCGCGCGTGGTGATGATCGGCAGCGTCATCGAGTTGCCGGTCGCCGGCGCCTCGATCTGGCGCGTTGACTGCAGGAATGGCCGGTCGCGGTTGATCAGATCGTCGTAGTCCGGCGTGAACACGGTCGGCACGAGGCCGGGCTGCTCGGTCGTCACGACGTCATCGAGCGCCAGCGCCTTCAGCTCGTCCTGGCGGATCGTCTCGCCCGCCATCCGGCGCAGCGTGACCATGACCCAGTGGTGTAGCTTCGGCTTCGGTGCGTCGCTCGGTGCGGGGACGTTGAACTGCGATCGCTGGAGTTCGATCATCTCGTCGAAACGCGACAGGAGCAGGTCGACCCGGTCGTCCCGGGCGCCTGCGGCCTGAGCCGCGACGATCGCGTTCGCCATCGCCTCGTAGTCGACGCCGACCTGCTGGATGACGGGTGGGGTCGCCGGCACTGCGGCGGGGGTGGTCTCCTCGGACACTTCGTTCTCCTCTGTCTTGCTCAGGACGTGGGTGACGGCGCCGCCGACGAACGTCGGCTGCCATGTGGTGCTCGCCTCGGCGAGCCGTGCGGTGCCGGGCCCGTAGACCCGGACGCGCTGCCCGTCGCGCGTCTCGAGCCGGGGCTGGCCGACCTCGTAGAACCCGGGTGACACGCCGCGACTGGTGCCGTCGAGCGCGAGCGCAAGCTGGTCGTCGCCGCGCTGCGTCTTGCTGACCCGGAAGTCCATGTACAGGGCGTCTGGTCGGTCGTCGGCGGTCAGGCCGAGGCCGGTCGGCGGGTCTTGGTGGTCCATCCGCAGCCGGACCTCGCGCGGATCAATGTCGCCGAATGCGCCCTGCTCAAAGGCGAGCGCGCCCCAGACCGGGTGTACGGCGACGACCCCGTACGGGATCACGCGCAGCCCGAGCCGGCGCTCCTTGACCGATAGCTCGGTGAGTTCGGTCGGCACGTCGAGGGACACGAGGCCCTCGATCGGCGGCGCCCCGATCTCGTCCGTCATAGAAAAAGACCTCCCGTCCTCGCAGGACTCGGAGGTCTCGGCGCGAGCTCTTGCGGCTGGGGCGCGTAGGCCCGCGACGCCGCCGTCTATTCGACTAGCGCGATCCTACGACGCGCGGGCGTCATGGCGCAATAGGCCACAGGCCGAGCATCTTCCCGGCGTCACGCACGGAGTCACCGTCGTGGTAGACGTAGCCGTCGGGCACGTACAGCAGCGGCGGCGGGTAGTTGAACGGTGGCGCCTGCAGGTTCGGGCGATAGGCGTCGCCCTCGGGCACGTCCTCGTTCTGGCCGTCGACGTAGGTCGATGCGAGCAGCCAGTCGCCGCGCAGCGCCTCGAGGAGGGTCAGACCGGCTGCCAGCGGCAGGTGCTGCACCACGTCGCGGACGATGACGAGGTCGGGGCGGCCGAGCTCGCCGAGCGCGCTGACGTGCGCGTACAGCCGGTCAGGGTGTCGCCGGCGGGCCTCGGCGAGAGCCTCGCGCGACACGTCGACGCCGACGTATGCGGGGAGGTCGGGCATCCACGACCCCTCGCCGCAGCCGACGTCGAGGACGCTCGTCACGCCCAGCCAGTCGACGAGGCGCAGGATCGTCGTCGCCACCCGGCGCGTCGGCTCGGCGTGGCTGCCTGGTCCAGACCTCGTCTCGATGCCGTTCCAACTGTTCGCTCTATAGATCGCGTCGAAGGTCACGGAAGATACTCAGCGACGGTGCCCGCCAGCCACAGAAGCACGATCAGAAACGCAAGCCCCGCCAATGCACCGCAGCAGCCGCCGCCGTCGTCACGCCGGGACACGGCGCCGTTCCTCGGGCAGCCACGAGCCCCAGTAGTGGTGGCGGGCGAATGTCCACGGCGCGGCGGGGCCGTCCATCAGCGCATCGCGCTCGGGGTCGCGATAGTGCACGTCGTAGAACGCGCCGGGCGGCAGGAGAAGGACGTCCCGACGACCCGGGAACACGTCCGTCAGGACGCCCGGGCCAGCCTGCCACACGTCGCCCGGGATGCGCGAGAGGGCGAGTTCTAGGCAGGCCCTGATGGCGGGGTGACCGGGCGTCGCGCCCATGACCGCGTTCGGCACGCAGCGCTCGTCCTCCCACGCCGCGAAGCACCCGGTGCCGAGGAGTGGGTCGAGTGGGCGCAGCGGCTCGACGTCCTGGTCGACGTACACGCCGCCCCAGCGCAGGAGCGCCTCGAGGCGGACGAGGTCGGCGAGCTGCGCGCCGGTCGAGCAGGCGGCCCACCTGTCGCGGGTCAGCGGCCAGTCGGCCGGTTCGAGCGGGTCGCGGTGCGTCATCATCGTCCAGTCTGGGTGCATCTCCTCGAACCGCGCCCACCATGCCTCGGCCTGCGGGATCGGCTCCTCGGGTACGACGCGGTGCAGGACGCGCGGGATGCCGCCGGGCGCTGCCCCGGCGAGTTGCGGACGACCGCTCGCCTGCAGTTCCCGGATCGCGGCGGCGTTGCCGATCGCCGTGCGGTACGCCTGGCCACGCGCCGAGTTCAGCGACCACGACGGCGTGCCGCGCTTGCCCTCGCGGGCGGTCGGGTGCCAGAGGTGCCAGACCTCGCCCGGCATCCGGATGATCCGCCCGAACGTCTCGCAGGCGGCGGCGAACGCGGTGTCCTCGTAGCCCCATCCGCGGAACATCTCGTCGAAGCCGCCGACGATGTCCCACAACTCGCGCCCGACGACGACGACCGACGACACGGACGGGTGCCCGTTCTCGGCGCTGTACTGGCGATGCACGAAGCGCGCCGGATTGCGGGCGACGTCCTCGAACCTGAGTCGACCGTCGCGCACCATCTCGGCGCCGCGCCGCCCGAGGTCGTAGCGGACGCTGTGCGGCAGGACCATGACGCGGTTCGCTCGAGCGAGTTCGACGGCTGCCTTCACCCGGTTCGGGTCGCACACGACGTCGCTATCGATGATGACCGCCACGTCCCAGTCGCCGGCGATCCGCGCCGCGGTGTTCACGGCCGCTGACCGATTGAACAGGCCCTCCGTGTGGTGCCCCTCGACGATCGGCATATGCGACTGCTCGCGCTCCCACCAGGCGCGGGTCCAGGCCCACAGCGCGTCGCGGTAGCCGTTGTCGTCGCGCCGCGGCACGAGGATGACGACGTTCATGCTGGCTCCCATAGGTACGTCTGACGGTCGGGCCACGCGTCGGTGAGCTCGTAGCCCGCGACGGCGGCCTCGCCTGTCCAGTCCTCGATCAGGATCAGCGGGCGCGACTCGGCGATCGTGCGCGCGGCGCCGCGCAGGACCGCCTCCTCGCCGCCCTCGACGTCGACCTTGACCAGCCGGACCTCGCGCAGGTCGTACGAGTCGAGCGTCCTGACCGTGACAGCGATCCCGGTCTCGGCTAGCGCGGAATGTCCAGGGTTGACTTGGTCTACCGCGAGGTGTCCGGGCCCGTCGTAGTCAGCCAGCGCCACCCGGTGCAGGAACGCGAGCGGCGCATTGCGACGCAGGAGGGCGAAGTTCGCCGGGTGCGGTTCGAAAGCGTGCACGATGTGCGGCGGCGCGAACGCCGTCAGGTAGGCGGTGTGGTTCCCGATCATTGCCCCGACGTCGACGAGGACGCCGGGCTCGGTGCCAGCGAGCCGGTCGCGCACGGCGTCGAGGACCTCGGCCTCGAAGAAGTCGCCCGTGCGGCGGACCTCGTCACTCAGGTAGTCGGGCGGCGGGTACAGTTCGAGCTCGACGCCGCGGACATTCACGCGGCCCACTCCAGCACGGCATCGGCGGCGCACCGGGCGGCGTCGCCGCGGTGCGCGTAGACGAGTGCGAGGCGCTGCTCAGCGACCCACGGTGGTCGCGCGTCGCCGAACCGGACGGCGGGCTCGAGGTGGTCGAGGTCCTGGACGCGCTGTCCGACGTCGGCCGCGTCCCAGAAGCGCAGGCCGTGGTCGGCCTCGGGGCGATACCACGGTGCGTCGAGGACGACGACCGGGCGGCCCGTCGAGGCGAACTCAAACAGGCTCGACGAGTTGTCGCAGACGTACATGTCGGCACGCCGCAGGACGTCGTCGAAGTCAGGCACCCACTCGATGCCGTGTGCCGGATACCATGCCTTGAGGTCATGGCGCTTCGGGTGCGCGTGGCCGATCACCTTCATCCGCTCGGCCAGCCGGGCGACGGCGGGCCACCAGTGGTCGAACGCCGAGCGCATCTCGGGGATGCCGTGGTAGTTCCAGTGGAACGAAACGGCGACGACGAGGCTGCCATCGTCGTCGCCGCTGTCCACGCTCACCGCTCGCTGCGGGAGCGAGTCGATCTTAGGGCACCCGACGACCCTGACGGAGGCGGCCGGGTAGCGTTCGCGCCAGCGGTTCGCGCTGTGCTCGTTGGGGCACAGGAACAGGCCGACGTCGTCGTTGTCATCGCCGCCGGGGTAGGCTGGGTGTCGGGCAGTCTTGCGATCCCCCCCGTAGGACTGCCCCGCGCCGTGCTGCATGAGGACGATCCGCCGATAGCCCGCCCGCCGGACGCGTGCGAGATCGCCGTACGACGCCACGAGAGCGACGCTTGCGGGCTCGGGACGGCGCAGCGCGTAGTCGCCCGTCACCCCGAGCAGGTCGGCCACGGGCCGCATATGTGCCGCGTGGTGCGCCTTCGCCGCGACGGGGCGGACGTCGATCACGCGACCGCCTCGGCGGGCCGCTCCTTCCCGCAGCGCGGGCAGCGCCGCAGCGGCGTCTCGCCGGCCCGCGCCAGAAGTTTCCCGCACGGTTCGGACCGACCGCGCAGCGTCCGCACGCCGTCACAGCGGAGCTCGCGCACCACGCGGTACACGCCATGGTTCGCGAGTCCGCGGCTGGCCGCGACCGGCAGTTGACGCGGGACGACGCTCGGTGGGGCGAACGGCGTCGGTGCAAGCTCGGGGTTGCCGGCGGCGAGGCCCTCTTTGGTGCGGGCCCATGCCGCTGCGTACTCCTGCCCGAACAGGCCGACCGCCGCCGCGTAGACCTCGAAGCGCGTCTTGATGTCGGCGCGCTCGAAGCCCTCGACGTTGAACCGCGCCGCGGTGCTCGACGGCAGCAGGTCCGACAGCGCCTGCTCCATCGGCTCGAGGTACGAGATCGCCAGGCACGTCTTGACGAATACCGTGAAGACCTCGGTCACGTTCTGGTACGTCAGGCTCGAGCCCGGCGCGCTGAACTCGAGGAGCGCACCCGGCACGCCGAACATCCGGGCGCCGTCGCCGTTCTGGTGCTCGCGGGCGTCCAGCATCTGGGCGCCCTGCGGGTTGATGTCGTGATCGATCACGGTCATATCGCCGCTCGTGACCTGCGGCTCGTTCGGTGCGGTGCCCGTCCATTGCGACTTGAGGTCGAGCGCCTCGTTGGGCTCGAGTTCTGCGGCGCTGTGGAGCTCGGTCGTCGACGGGCCGCCCTTCGAGAAGAACGTGGCCGCCCATTCCTGGCTCTCGACGCTGACGCTCACCGCCGCGCGCGCCATCTGCAACGGGCCCCGACCGCGCAGGTCGCCCGGGTTGCGCGCATACACGACGTGAACGAACCGACCGCGCGGGTCGGCCGGGCTGTAGCGGGTCGAGACCTCGCGGCCCCAGGCGTAGCGCGGGCGCAGTCGATCGCCGCTGCTCTCGACGGTCAGCTCGTTCAGCGGCACGACGACCAGCGCCGCCGGCCGTCCGTCGCTGTCGGTGCTGGCGATCCACCACACGACCTCGCCGCGTGTCGCCATGTTCCACGCGCTGTCGCGGTAGAACGCCTGCGGCGTCTCGTACGGGTTCGGCCGGGCGATGACGGGCGTGGTCCGGTCCATCGCGACGCCGTTGCGGAACGTCTGCGGGGTCAGGCTGGCGGCCGAGTTGCTGATCAGCGTCACGCAGCGCTGGATGCTCGGCACGCCGAGCGCCTCGTCGACGGTCGGCGCGCGCCACGGGCGCGGCGTGCCCCAGTCGCGGAACACCTCGGCCGCCTGCTCGATGAGCGGCGGGAACTCCATGCCGGCGGTGTGCAGTTCCTTGCGCTCCGGCACCTGGTGGGCGGCCAGCCACTGGACGCCGCGGTCTAGCAGTCCCATCAGAACACCCTCGCCTTCACGGGGCGCGGCCCCGATGCCAGTCCGACCGCCCGGATTGTCGCGAGCATCCCCGTGACCGGGTGCTCCTCGCTGAGCGGGATCGCCGTCCACGTTCCGGGCATCGGGTGGGTCTTGCGACCAGTCCACTCGATGTCGGCCGTCACAGGCTCGCCGTCCCATGTGAGACGCCCGCCCTCGACGAGGTTCACGAACATCGACGACGCGTTCGTGAACTTCGAGCCGCTGACGTTCTCGGGCGCCTTCAGGTACTTGGCGAGTTCGAGGTCGGTCGCGGCGTTGTACGCGACACGCCCGACACGAGCGTCCTTCGCCAGCCGGCGCAGGTCGTCGCCGAACGCATTGACGTCGACGGGATCGCCAACGGCGTCGGCCAGGACCCGGACGGCCACGCGCCCGTCGTCCCGCTGCCAGGCAAGAACGGCGGACGCGCGGCGTCCGGACGGGTCGAGCGCGACTCCGAGCGACGGGCGCCGGGGGGGGACGGCGTCCTCCCGAAGCTCCTCCCACGCTTCGACACTGACGATGGGCGGCAGGATGACGTGCACCCAGCGGCACAGGTTTTCGGTCTCGAACTGACCCAGCGTCCCGCCAAGCCGGGCGCTCTCGTAGGTGCGCTCGAGGTTGTCCCACATTCCGCGCCGGTGTCCGGCCGACGGGTTCGCCTCGAGCCAGCCGATGCGGTCGCCGGTCTGGCGCTCAGGGGCCGAGGACCACTCGAGATAGGCGAGGGCGGGGTCCGTTCCGGCCCGGTCGCGGATCGCGTTCAGGACGATGCTCTCGTCGGTCCCGGCGTTCGACAGGTAGACGGTCTGGGCGTCGTCGCTCGCCATCAGCGTCGGCAGCAGCGCGCCCATGAAGTCATGGCTGTGCATCTCGCGCAGCTCGTCGACGAGGACGCGGTCGTTCGGGAAGCCGCGCGCTCCGCCGGTTCGCGCCGCGGCGATCCGGTAGCTGCCGCCGTTGCCGAGCTTGATCTCCTCCTGGCCGGCGCCGTAGCGCGGCCAGATGATCCGCCCGCGGCGTCGGGGGAACAGGTCGGGCTCGTCGGACAGGGCGGTCGCGATGAGGTCGAACATCTCGCGTGGCAGTTCGCGCGTCTGGGCGACGTGCATCACCCGCAACCCGCGCCGTAACCACGACACGACGAGCGGCATGGTCAACGTCGTCTTGCCGTTCTGACGGGCGACGATCACGGCGACCTCGGGATACGCCGCCCGGACGCCGGGTCCGGTCGCCGTCAGGTAGCGCAGGGCGTGGCGCTGCCAGGGGTAGAGCGTCAGCCCCAGTCGCTGCGCTTCCTCGAGTACCGCCGCCGAGCCGTGGCGGGCGGGGACTGGCGGCGCCAGTCGTGGACGCTCGCGGCCTGTCGGCGTGGCTCCCGGGGCGTCATGCAGCGCCACCGAGCGCGTCACGGGCGCCCGCCATACACGCGGGCGGGGCTGGTGCGGCGGTCGAAGACGCTGCCACCTTGTGTGTGTAGATGGTGGCGGG